TGCCCGCCGCCAGTTCCGGTGCAAAGGAAGTGCAGTAGCAGGGACGGTTGAGGATAGTATCCGGCGTACCTGCGGTGACAGACGGCTGCCAGATGTAGTTGCCGTTGTTGTCTTTGATTTTGCGCAGGGCCTTGATGGTCGCATCGTTCAGGAGCCATACGGCCTTGCGGCGGTACGGGATGCGCAGGGAGTGATACAGGTCGATGACATCATCAAAGGTGATGGATGCGCCATTGGCCATCACGCCCAGCTCCGCGGACGGGAACACACCAGTCGGCTTGTTCTTGCCATCTCCTGCCAGGAAGGCTTCTTCTTCCTTCGTACCGATACGGCGGGCAAATTCGCCGGCGATATAGCTTTCCAGGTCGAAGACGCTGTCATTCAGCAGTTCTTCCGACACACGGATAGCCGTCCCCAGCTTGTACGCCCCGATGGACTGCTGGCCGAAGGTATCCTGGCTGTCCGGATAGAGGCCGTTCTCTTCCATCCAGGACGCTTCGCCATGACCCGTCACGACGGGAATCTTGCGGTCGCCGCTGGTATGGATGACCGTCGCCAGGCTGCGGAAGAAGTTCTCTTCCTGGAGCTTGTCGATGAGCTGATGCTCGAATTCATCCGGCACCAGGTAGCCGCCATCAGCATCCGTGCCCACGCTCAGGGCGTTCTGTACATCGATGAAGTTTTTATGGCGGATGCTGTCCCAGAAGGCTTTCTGGTAAGCCAGGGATACACAGCCTTTCTTTTCCGGAACCTGGTTCCCCGTACCGGGCTGTTCCGTGATGGGAGAAGATGTCGGCTGGGCCAGCTGGGCATCGAGCTGCTGCTGGCGTTCCAGACGGTCGATTTCCTTGCCCAGATTCACCACATCCGCTTCCATCTTGTCGTACCGGGCCGCATCTTCTGCCGATACCATGCCGTTCTCATCGCGGGCCGTATCCAGGAAGGCTTTCGCCGCATCCCAGAGGTTCTTGCGCTTCTCGCGCAGTGCTAAAATCGTATCCATTGTATTTGTCCTCCTGTCAATGAATGAGCAATGCCAGCCGTTTCTCTAAGGAAGCGGCTGGCACTTTCTGCAAGGGTTTCTTGGGTTTCAGTTTCTGTACAAAGGAATTCGTCACCGTGACCGGGCTGTACAGCATGGCTTCCGGCTGCTGTTCTCCGTCTTCCTGGTCAAAAAGGATTTCATCGGCAAAGCCCAGTTCCACGGCCTTCCGGGCATTGAGCCAGGTCTCGTCATCCATCATGTGCGAAATCTTCGTGCGGGCCAGGCCGCTCTTGATTTCATAGGCATTGATGATGCTCTCCTTGACTTCACTCAGCATGCCGATGGTCTTTTCCATTTCGGCTTTATCCCCATAAGCCAGGGTCGCCGGATTATGGATCATCAGGATGGCCACCGGCGACATGCAGACCTTCGTCCCGGCCATGGCGATGACAGAAGCAGCCGAAGCCGCCAGGCCGTCAATCTTGACGGTGACCTTCCCGGGATAATCCATGAGCATGTTATAGATCTGGGCAGCGGCAAAACAGTCACCGCCCGGGCTGTTGATCCAGAGGGTGATGTCGCCGCTGCCCGCATTCAGTTCTTCCTTGAACGCCTTCGGGGTCACTTCATCGCCCCACCAGGTCTCGTCCGAAATCTGGCCGTCCAGGTACAGCGTCCGTTCACTGCCGAAGGCATCGGGGGCCGCATTGGTCACCCACTTCCAAAATTTATGTTTCATTCGTTTCTCCCTTCTGGGCAAAGGCCCCGGCATCCTTGAGCTTGGTCATGCTGCCGTTCACCAGGTACAGATTGCCGCCTTCCTCATCGGGTACGGGATTCATGTCTTCCATCTCCCGGATATCGTTGGCGGACAGCCAGCCGTTCTGCCGGCCGATACTATACCCGGTCATGCGGCTCTCGTAATCGCCGCGCATGAGGCCGTTCACGTTGAACTTCAGGAAATACTGCTTCTTCTCTTCCGGCAGGAACAGGGCTTTCTGCATGGCCTGCTCCCAGCGGATGACCCATGGGTCCAGAGTGTATTTCACAAATTCCATGGACTGCTGCTCGATGTTATTGAAGGAACTTTTCTCCAGGTCGCCGATCATGTGCGGCGGGATGCGGTAAAGCCGAGCAATCTCATCGAGCTGGAACTTCCGCGTCTCCAGGAACTGTGCTTCTTCAGGTGGGATGCCGATCTGCTGGTACTTCATGCCTTCTTCCAGCACAGCTACCTTGTGGGCATTGCCCGTTCCCCGGTAGACGGCATTCCACGAATCCCGGACTTTGGCCGGGTCCTTCAGAACGCCTGGATGTTCCAGCACCCCGCTGGGACTGGCCCCGTTGGCAAAGAAGGACGCACCATACTCCTCGCAGGCCATGGTCATGCCCACGGCATTGCGGGCCATGGCAATAGGCGAATATCCGACCAGGCCGTCAAAACCAAGGCCGGGGATATGCAGCACTTCTTCCTTCTGCAGGGCCACCTGCCCATATGGCTTGATGTTCGGATTCTCATCACTGGTCTTGGTGTACAGATAAAAAATCTTTCCCCGGTCATCCCGACAGACGGTCATCTTGTCCGGCCGCAGCGGATAGAGTCCCTGCACCCGCCCCAGACGGTCCCGGATGATCTGGGCATAGGCATTGCCCCAGATGAGCAGATGGCTCATGAGCGTTTCCCGGAAGATGAACGATGTCATCTCCGGGTTCGGCTCATCATGAAGCAGATGGTACAGCGGATGGTCATAGACCCGCTCCTTGCCGCCCGGTGTGTAGCGGTAGAGCTGCATCGGCAGGGCTGCCAGAGTTTCCGCCAGGATGCGGACGCAGGCATACACCGCCGTTGTCTGCATGGCCGTAAACTCATTGACCGTCTTGCCGCTGGTGGAAGGGCCGCACAGGTAGCGGAAATCCGTGCCGATGTAATAGTTCTGAGGCTTGTCCCGGGTACGGAACAGGCTGGATAAAAATGGGATTTGCATAATATCTCCGTCCTTATATTGTAAAGTAAATTACTTTACATTTTCCTCATTTAGCTTTATAATATCAATAAAAGGAGTTGATTCATATGGCTGATACAAAAACGCTGAATCTTCGTGTCGATGCAGACTTAAAGCATCAGGCAGAAACTATTTTTGCGGATTTGGGTATCCCGACTTCTACAGCAATCAATATGTTCCTGCGCACCGTTGTCCGCTATGGCGGTATCCCGTTCGATTTGCGTATTTCTCCTAATGAGCTAGAGACCTTAAGAGCTGTTGACGATGTAAATCATCATCGCAATCTCAGCAAGACTTATGATTCTGTTGAAGATGTCATGGAGGCCCTGAATGCTTAAGATCCGCTTCCGCAAACAATTCCGCAAGGATTACAAGCGGGTAATCAAGCAGCCTGGGCATACCCCGGAGCTTTTTCAGGAAGTACTTGACTGTCTTGTGATGGAGCAATTGCTTCCTGCCAAGTATCGGGATCATGCCCTGTCGGGAGACTACGCTGGTTTCCGTGAATGTCATATTCTGCCGGATTGGTTGCTGATTTACAAAATCGAGACCGACATTCTAACGTTGACGCTGACCCGTACGGGAAGTCACAGTGATTTATTCTAAAAGGAAATAACGCCCCGTTCATCATAGACACTGCCGCTGCCTGTCCTGTTGCGGATACAGCGGTCTAGTGCCATGATGGATGCCACGATTCCGTCGATTTTTTCGACGGATTTTTCTTTGTCCGGCTTGATGTTCCCCGCCGGGTCTTGGCGCATGACCACGTTGCCGGCCATCCATTTGAGAACGGGATTGCCGCCATGGATGATGTTCCCTTCCATCAGGAGCTTGAACAGCTCCTTCGACGGCGGCGACATATCCTTGAACCCCTGGCCGAAAGGCACCATGGTGAAGCCCATGTCTTCCAGATTCTGCACCATCTGGGTGGCATTCCAGCGGTCGTAGGCGATTTCCCGTATGTGGTACGTTTCCCCCAGGCGTTCGATGAACTTCTCGATAAAGCCGTAATGGATGACGTTTCCTTCCGTCGTCTGGATGAAGCCTTGCTTCTGCCAGACGTCGTAAAGCACATGGTCCCGGCGGCAGCGCAGTTCCAGGGTGTCTTCCGGCAGCCAGAAGAATGGCAACAGGATATATTTTTCCTCTTCCGTCCGTGGCGGGAAGGCCAAGACCAGGGCCGTGATATCCGACGTGCTGGATAAGTCAAGCCCGCCGTAGCACAGCCGTCCCCGCAGAGCATCGCGGTCCATAGGGAGATTCCCCTTGTCATAGACCTGTTCCGGTATCCAGCGGATGCTGGCCGAAGTCCAGATATTGAGCCGGAGCTGCTTGAAGACATTCTCCTCCGCCGGATTTTCGACGGCATTCCGATATGCTTCCCGGACGCGGTCAATCTGTATGGTGTGGCCCAGAGAAGGATTGGCTTTGTACCAATTGGCTTCATCCTTCCAGTCTTCCTCATGTTCCAGGCCATAGACCACGGGGTAAAAGGTGGAATCTTTCTTCCGGCCCGCCATCAAGTCCAAGGCCTTTGTGTGCAGTTCATAGCAGATGCTGTTCTTGTCGTTGCCTGCCGTGGTGATGATGAAGAAGAGTGGCTGCTCCCGGGCATCGCCGGAGCCTTTGGTCAGGACATCATAGAGCTTGCGGTTCGGCTGGGCGTGGATTTCGTCAAAGACCAGGCCCGACACATTGAGTCCGTGTTTGGTCCCGGTTTCCGCCGACAGCACCTGGTAGAACCCGGCGTTGCGATAATTGATGATGCGCTTGCCCGCCGTCCGGATTTTAGAACGGCGCATCAGGGCCGGACTCATCTCGACCATCTGCCGTGCCACATCAAAGACAATGGACGCCTGGTTTCGGTCACAGGCCGCACCATATACTTCGGCACTCGGTTCGTTATCGGCGTACAAAAGATAAAGAGCTATAGCCGCCGCCAGCTCGCTGTTATGCGTCTTCACCATCATCCGCCCCGCCAGATAGCAATGGCTCGGGCTGTCCACCTGGATGCACTGCATGGGAACTTTATCATCCAGCGGCTTGATTTCTTCCAGATAATGAAAACAGGAACGCGTCTTTTTTTCGCATTCCCGTCTGCGGATGCTTTTTCTATGAAGTTTGCTGACCGGCTGATCCGTAAAGGCGGTGAACCGTATCTGATACAAAGTCTCGCCTGTCGGTTTCCCATAGCGGGTCGAAGGGCATGACGTCATGGCGTTCTTGATGCCAAGGCTCCACAACAGTTCCTGCACTGATTCTACTAATTCTTGAATGGTGCTGACGTATACGCCCTGCCCTTTCCGTGTTCCGATGCAGCCATCGGAATCCATCAGTCCCTGCAGCAAGGCCCATCGCTGCGTTTCAGAAGCCCTGAGGTATTCCGGCCGGATGACCTTATCCCGGAAGTTTTTCACCAGGATAGATTTCAATGCCTTATACACCAGGATTTCGCTGCCGCCGCAGGTCTGTGGATAGCGGTTATGCAGCGGGTACGGAATCAGCGGAATCAGGTCTTCCACATCACTGTCACGCACCGTGATTTCCGGTTTTGTTGCAGAACCGTTTCCTAACCAGTAGCCATATAAATAAGGATCTAACGGAAGGTTCCTTTCCGGAAGGTGTAATAGCTGGTTGACGGGAATCCGGATAAGCGAGCGGTTATCTTTGAATTTTTCCCTGTACTGTTTCATGCGGCGGTAAATCTCGCCGGTTGTCCATTGCTTTTCCCGCGTCTTTCCATGGGTATATTCCACATCCCACAGATGACGTTCACCGGCCACAATCCGTCCTCCATCCCGGAAAACCAGTTCATAGGCTTGTTCGGTATCATCTACTGGGCTTTTGGCGACAACATGGCAGGGCTTTCCCTGCTCGTCAAAGACCCTGTCGCCGACTTTTAAATCGGCCATGGTTTTCCATCCTTCCGGCGTGGGAATGGGTGTATCCAGTGCGAGCTGTTTCCCGTTCTTCTTTGGAATCTCTATATAAGCCGTGAGGAACTGCCGTTTTCCGTTTTCCTTGACGATGCCGAAGAGATCACGCACAATCTGTTCCTGCCACGGCAGGAGCAGGAACGGCTGCCCGGCCCATTTGCCTTTGGTATGACAGAGATGCTCGATGAAGGCAACCGCCCTGTCGGCCTTGTCCTTGTCGTAATGGGAATCCGTCAGCATGAACGCTGACGGCTTATATACAAATGCCAAACTTGTCACCCCCTTAACAGCAGTTCCATTTCATCCGTTTCTTTTTCTGCCCCGTTTTCTTCCCCAATCATGCGGCTCCGTGCTGACGGGGTCAGGCCGAACTGCTCACAGAATTTCAGCATGATCTTGAGGTTCGTCTGGGCGATGGACACCTGCGGCACTTGCTGCAGATAACCGTTCGGCGTCCGCACCATATCCCCATGCTGGGTGATGAACTCTTCCGCCCCTTTCCACCGGGCATATGCCTGGCAGTACCCGGCAAAGGCCATCATATCCAGGTTGGTCAGCATCCCCATCTCAGCGAGGACTTTACCCAGCCGCTTCCATTCTTTCTTAGCATCGTCTTCCAGCCAGTCCGGGCAGTGAGGGAGCCGTCCCTTTGGCATGGGGTCCTTCTTATTGAGGGGACGATGGCCGGGATTGCCTTCCAGCACCTTGAGCGCCGTCGGCTTCGGTTTTCTTCCTCGTACAGCCAATGGCGCTCACCTCCCAATAAAAAAAGCCCTTGCGGGCTGTACGACAGAGAAGGCCGCAGCTGTGGTCTTCTCTGGTTCGCTTTTTTAATTCTTCATGGCCCATTTGATGGCGTGGCCATTGTCTTCGAACAGTTCGTCGCTGACTGCCGTCGGCCTGATTTCCCCTTCGCAGGTATGGTCTCTGGTGGTAAATCCATAAACTGCACCGTACCAGTAATCCCTGCCCTTGCTGAAGTAATGCCCTGCCAGCAGGACCTTATTTCCGAATTGCAGGATGCAGCTCCAGTTCATCTCCAGTGTTTCCATCGTGGCCGTTCCGGGAAGCCGGTAGTCTTTTGCTTTCTTTGTCATCGTCGTTTCCTCGCTTTCGTGTGCTTTTGTTCTTCGGGGCCTGTCCCCTTCGTCATGTACATAAATCACTCTGAACGCACAGAATAGCAAGTCTTTAATCGTTAGAATCCTGTATACTTTCTTCCATCAAAAAAGGAACTCTCCGCTATCCAGAAAGTTCCTTTCCTGCTATACAAATTTGATTTGCAGTTCCTTGCCCAGTCCGTGGGCAATCTTGCTGAGCGTGAGGATGGAGGGTAATGCCTGCCCCTTTTCAATCCGGCTGATATTGGACTGGCGGATGCCTGTCCGCTCGGCCAGTTCCGACTGCGTAAGGTTTTGCTCGTTTCTAGCTTTCAGCACCATCATCATCAGCTGATATTCCATTTCACTGCTGTCCCATTCTTTCTTGAATTCGGGATCATTCAGCTGCTCACCAAGATATTTATCAAAATCGTCCATTACACTCACCTCCCTAATCTTTGACTCGTTCCAAGTAGTCATCCCGTATGTCTTTTGCCCGTTGCAGTTCCCGAACCGGTGTCTTTTGCGTTTTCTTGATGAATCCGTGGGTCAACACTGCCCGATTCCCGACAACGAAGAAATACATCACACGGGTAATGTTAGTACCTACCTTTGCCCTCAATTCAAAAATCCCATCGCCCAACGCCTCTGACAAGGGCATCCGCAGTGAGGTTCCCATGTCCTGCAAAGCCATGATGGAGCGGAGCATTTTCTGTCGCATTTTTACATCAAGCCCGTCGAGAAATTCTCTCACGGGAACCTGCCCGTTACGGTCGGTATAAAACTTAATTTCCATTGAGATTATTCCTTTCTTGATATATTCATATTATATCATAAAAGGAATAAAGTCAAGTGATGCTTCCAAAACATCCGCTACACTTTCCGTACCTCATCTTCCCCAAAAAGAACGTTCAGGCGGCTGCCGCTGTCCCAGTTCACGAGGATAGACGTTATGTCATCCACTCCCGTTACCGTGCCCCGTGTACCCACAGGAGGCGCGTGAGGGTCGTCCATACGCACCAGTTCCACCCGTGTCCCGACTGGGTACTCTTTTTTCTTGCGAGAAAAGGAGCCTTTTATTGGCCCCTCATTGTCCGGTGTTACCGGAATTTGATGGTCAGCATCCCGATTTCCATCCACCAGCTGCATTCTTCATTTGGGTCTTCGAAAAAGACTTCTTTGGCTTCCTTAATCCGTTTGTCCATATCTTCCTTTCCAAACATTTCGCAGGCTGCGTTCTTGTTGATTTTCTTTCCATCCAGTGTAATGATTGTTCTCATTTTAATGTCCTCGCTTTCATGTGCTTTTTCCTTTGGGGATTGTCCCCTTCGTCATGTATATATATCACTCTAAGGGCACATAATAGCAAGTCATTTTTTCGGTTATTTATGCATTTTATTTGACTAGTTCCCATTCGTCGGTTCCGGGTATCAGCCCAAGACTGCTGCCCGTATCCCACTGTACATGGATGGTTCCGGCATCATCGACGAACTGGACGGTGCCTTCAGTTCCCCGGGGCGGGGCCTGCCTGTCATCCATGGCGATAAGCCGCACCCGCGTCCCTTCCATCCGTTCCCGGCTGTGCCGCAGCCCGGCCCGCAGGACGGACAGGTCGAAACCGAATTTGCGGTAATCCCGCTCCATGTTCTGGTAGTACCAGTTCTCCGGGATGCCGAACCGCCGGTCTTCGTGCATGATGTACACAAGACCGCTGATGATGCCGTCATCTGTTTCCACATCCACTTCTTTTTTGTAATAGAACCGCGGGAAACCTTCATAGGCATCGAGCCGCCGTTCATCCGCCGGAGAAATGTGCCAGAAAACAACCGGCACGAAGGCATCCGCCCTCTTCTCGATTGTGGCGTAACATCCTGTCAGGGAACCTTTGAAGAGAAGTTCATAGCCCCGGATACGGCCCGTTCCTGCAAGAACGGCGTCAGGACACCGTCTTGCCATCTGTACTCCACTCATGTTGCTGCCGTAGGCAATGTAGATTCTTTGTTTCATCGCTCTCATCCTTTCTGAAGGGAATGCCCTTCTACCACCCCAAGGGCAGCCGAAGCTGCCCGTAAGGCTATCTCCTTCAAGCGGCGGCATTGCGCCATGCGGAATTGCCTGTGAGGTGTTTGAGGAAGTGGAGCCGGCAGGTCTTGAATTCGTCGCCGATGAGCCCGAGGCGGAGCATCCAGCACCGGAAAGCGTATTTCTCATTGTCCGTTTCAGTCTTCCGGGCCGAGGCCTTCTTCTGCGTGAGGGCCTGATGGGCGACGGCCAGGCAGAGCTGGATGTATGCCTTGATTTCCCCTGCGTGGAGCGTCCCGTTGAAAAGCCGGAACTCGACGGTCCCTTTGGTGAAGGTCGCATGCAGGTTCAGCCCGTGGTAGCGGGTGCTGTTGTAATGATGGTTCCGTCCGTAAGGGGCTTCCTGATACCAGAGGTCGGCGATGCCGTCCAGCGTGTCCGGCTTTTTCCGGTTGAGGTCCTTCAGGAAGGTGGTGTTCGTTTTCCGGCAGTACCGGCTTTCCCGCGAGGGGTTGATCTGAAGGGCGCGGTAAATCATGTCTTCCTTGCTCGCCATAATGTTCACCAGGTTCCGCAGTGTCTTTGCCGTGAAGCGTTCGGCCCCGACATGGATGTGGATGCCGCAGGACTTATTGGCAAAGGCCCCGGCCTTGCGGAGCATCCGCACCAGTTCCTGCAGCTTCGGGATGTCTTCGTAGGAAAGGATGGGACTGACCACTTCTGTACGGTAGAAGCTGGAAGCGTCTGTAATGTTGCCGTTCACCTTCTTCTGAGGAATCAGGCTAGAGTCATTCATGGCTTTCCATTTCCGTCCCTGTTCATCCCTTGCAGTGTAGGTATCGTAGGCTCCTCCTTCGTGCCGGCTTTCTGTCCCGAAGAAATAGGCCATGAGGCTGGCGGCCCGGCTTCTCGTAATCCCTGTCATTTCCATTTCGATGCCAAAGTTCAGTGTTTTCATAATCCTCTCTGTCCTTTCTATGTGTGCGTGTGTTCTTTTGGTACACTATATATCACTCTAAAGGCACACAATAGCAAGTCATTTTGAGAATAATTATGAATTAAACCGAAAATTTATGGGTTCTGATGCCGGCGTTCCTTCTGCTTTCTGGCATGAGCCTTGGCTTCTTCTTCCGTGCGGAAGGCGCTCCATCCATGAAGGCCTTTCAGCAGGGCCATGCGCGATTCGTGGCTGGCCTTGGTCCCCATGCCGATGCGCAGGAGCCACATCCGCAGGTAGTACTTCTCGTTTTCAGGCTTCCGTGTGTCAGCCTGAACCTGCTTCGCTTTTTTCGCTGCGCTGACCATGAAGGCCGCTAGTTCAATCAGGGCGCGGTTCTTCACGGCATTGCCGGTTGCGGCAAGGCAGAATGTCACCGTATCTGCCGCAATCCAGAAGCCCCGCCCTTCCTTGCGATAGTTCTGATAGATGGCAAAGAAGGAAGTCTGGTCGGTACCAGGTTCTTCTTTCAATTCTTCCACCAGCCTGTCCGGCACACGGATGTTTTCATGTCCTGCCGCCCGGTTCAGCAGGTACTGCTGGGCGTGGAGCATGAAGACCAGGTTGCGGAGCTGCGCACCGTCCATGCCATCAATGGGGACCTTGATTTCCATCCTGTCCGGATGCGGCGGTGCGTCCAATCCTGGCGTTTCATCCTGCTCCAGCGGCTCTTGCGGTACTTCGGGTTCCGTTCCTTCTGCCGGTTCCGGCTGCGGAAGGATGCCTGCTTCCTGCAGGAAAGTCGTGATGGCAGCTTCTGTCTTTTCATCATCGCATTCGATATCGCTGCTGCGAAGGATGCGGAACCCCCGCCCTTCGTAGGTAAAGGCCGGCGTCCCCGTATAGCGGAGCTTTTCGTTATGGTTGAAGGGAATCAGCCGTCTGGCCAGTCCCTTGCGGTCGTTCAGGTTCGTCTGGATTGTCATGGTCTATGTACCTCCTTGTTTTGCTAGTACATATATCACTCTGAACGCCGATAATAGCAAGTCATTTTTGCATCTTTTTCTCAAAGAAGCAGGCAATACCGGCCAGGACGAAATACACGCAAGGAAGGGCGACACCATTGCCCCACATCTTGTATTCCGCAGAATCCCGGTACGGTTCCTTCAGCCATTTGATGATCTGGTTCCGGGTCTTGGGCTTTGTCTTTTTCCCCAGGGCTTTCCGATGGGTCTCAAAGACATCGCTCCAGAAGCGGATGTCTTCTTCAGACGGGTTCCCTGTTTCCAGATGGCTGCACCACCAGTCCGGGAATCCCTGGAGCCTTGCACATTCTGCCGGCATCAGTCGGCGGACACGAGCATGGCTGTTGATGAGCGGCGGATCTTTATAATCTGTAGCTATCAGGGAGCTGGCCACTTCCTTCGCTGCCCGTGTAAAGTGGGAATTCTTGCTGGCGCTGTAGGTCTGCTCCACCACGGCGATGCCGCCCTGATTGCTCCCCGGCACATTTCCCGAACGGTCGACAGTCCGGCAGGTATCGCTCTCATAGACATGGTTGCGCATATTGCGGGTGCCATCTGACGTCTGGCGCACATCGTAGGTCCTCCGTGTTCCGTCAGCACCGCCTTGAAGCACCAGTGGCTGGTTATTGCCGCCAGTCCCGTACCGGGCCGTCAGCGACGGATTCACGGAAAGAGGCCCCTTGTACCGGGCATCGGCTCCATGGTTCTCAAACACCGGCCCCGGCAGATTGACGATGACCGGAGGATGATGGACTTCTGCCCGCAGAGTATTCGTCCGCTCTTCCGTCACATCCATGCGGATACCGCCCTGATCATTCAGGCAGACTGTGCCTGCTGCTCCAGTGCCAGGCGCAAGACCTCCNGCATCGGCGCCGTGGTTCTCGAAGACGCTTCCCGAAACTTCCGCAATGACTGGCGGATGATGGGCTTCTGCCCGCAGGGTGTTCGTGTACTCTTCGGTGACATTCATCCAGATACCGCCCTGATCATTCAGGCAGATTGTGCCTGCCGCTCCAGTGCCAGACGCAGGATGCATGGCAGCACTCTGCCATGCTCGGAAGCCCTGCGCAGAATACCCTGACAGGCCCTCGGACTCAAATAGAACCTTGGCGGCACTTTGTCCATCAAAATCTGCGACAAGGTAGATGCGTTTTCTTCTCTGGGGAACACCCCAGTACTGGGCGTCGAGGACGCGCCAGGCCACAGAGTAACCGTTGCCCAGGATGCATCCGGCGGGCTTCCATTTCGCATATCCAGCCACTGAAACCGCAGGTTCTTTGATGCGGCAGATTTCTTCGAGGACCGTCCGGAAATCCTCACCCTTGTTACTGGAGAAAGCCCCAGGGACATTCTCCCACACGATATATCTTGGATATTGTCCATTCGTTGCTTCCCTCATTTCCTTCACGATGCGCACTGCCTGATAGAACAGCGAGGACTGCGAACCGCCAAGGCCGTCCCTTTTTCCGGCAATCGACATATCCTGGCAGGGACTGCCGAAGGTAATGATGTCTACCGGCTCGATTTGTGCGCCGTTTACGGCACTCACATCACCGTAATGCTTCACAGATGGCAGCCGTCTCGTCGTCACGCGGATGGGGAACGGCTCGATTTCCGAGTTCCATACAGGACGGATGCCCGCCAGGATGGCGCCCAGTTCAAAGCCGCC